GTTTAGACTCAGCTAATTAAAGCTGAAAGCTTAAAAGGGCGTACTTTTAAACTTCCTCGAGCTTTCGCGCTCGACGTCGGTCTAATATACAATAGACCTACGAGTTACCTTAGGAAACCCGTCAGGGGTAACACCAATTTCAGTTACAACTTTCGTTCTAACTTTCTTTGGAGTACTACCTTTTTCGAGTTTCTTATCAGTAACTAGATCCATAGATGTTAAAATCTGTGGAGCATAGGAACACAAGTTCTCATGCAGTTTAGACATAAAGTCAAAAACCTTTTTAGATTCTGCTAAATTAGCATCTCTATCGGCTGTTGCCTCTATGTCAGGAATAGAAGGACCATTACTATTTAACATAGTAAGGGATTCCCTCAGATATTCCAGGTATAGATCCCAAGTCATATTTGCAGTTGAAATTCCCTTTTCACGGAAATTTCGATGCAAAGCTGACGTGGTTGATGAGTTCAATTTGGCAATACATAAGTTGTCATAATAGGACGCATCAGAGGGTAACAACCCTAGATGTTTTTCGCCATATTTTAACAGGATATCGGTTGATTTATTTCAATTCGATTCATCCTGAGACTTGTTATGCAAGTTTTGCTTTAACGCGATAGAATTAAAAACTCTATCAGTTAATTCAAAAAGCATATACAGATCCTTTGGTGATAAAGAACTATTTTCCATTCATGGTAATAGTCATGTCACCTCCGAGGAACAGTAAGGTAGCAAAGCAAACTTTATCTTTGGTGATAAAGTGAACTTTTTACCTCCTGATTTCTCAGGGATTGACTGCAACTTCGTTGCAGGGTCAAAAAGGACAGTATGTACCCCTCTCTCAATCAAATCTAACATCAACACAGGCAGATAATTAACGTTTGTTAAAAAACGTGTAATTAATGCAGGTGATGCAGGAGATATATCCATATCTCCTATAAATCACCTCTTTGCGAATTCAGAAACTGAATTCTCAGAGATAAGTGATTTACTTAGATTGATATCCACACCAAGATCACGCATTATAAGAAGATATTGTTGGGCGACTAATGAGTCTCCTATACAAATATCATCTCCTAATAATGCGTAATCGCGGAATAATCCGGTTACTCCAGCTCTTTGAGCAGCTACCTGTACAATCGTATGATGTGTCAGGGCTAGCATACCTCAGGAAGACAAAGCTCCCATTGGTTGACCAACTGCATACCTAAGGACATATTTGTCCTTTTGGTATGAAAGGTGGTAGTCTCTATCAACTAAGATAGAGGCTCAAGCTTTCGCGTAACCCTCATTTACGAGGGTAGCGAGAATTTGCACCTGCAGATCGATGGGTAATCGATCTGTTGCTGCAGAGAGATCAAAAGAATAAAGATTCTTAAGACCTTTCTGTTGCATCAACTTCAATGGAGCTAACTGATCAAAAGTACCATCCATTGGGATGGTCTTTAACAGATCAAAGATCGTATCATGCAACGGAGCCAATATGGATTGAGTCCATATGTCTACCATTGCAAAAACACGAACTTTTCCTGCGGCTTCTTGTTTAGTGGAAAGTTTTCCCAGTTTTAACTGGTCAATCTTTTCAAAAAGAGACTTAGCTTCCATAGCTTGGTCTCCGAGTATAGGTCCAATCCGATTGAATTTCTCAATAGGAAAGTCCCTGATAGCTCGCAAGAAGGCAGACTGTTTTTTCAAAACAGAAGCTAAATATGGAGTAGAATGCTCAGCAAACTTTATCAACGATTGAAGAATAAGAGGATGAGCAGTCAATGCAATTGCATCGACCATTGCACCTCTCATCTGAACCTTTGAATTAGGGCCAGCTGTGGACAAGTTCAATAACCTTCCTTTATAAGGAGTTTCCTTCTTATAAGATGGTAAATTGAAATTGCGCCTACTTCCTAGATTTTCTAGCGCACGGTATATTGCGTCCGTGGGCAGTGTTTTCACCACTCCTGTGAAGGAGTCCGTGATTGTCCCAAGTTTTAACTTAGGATTCGCGTTCATAACGCGAAACACTGAAAGTAAGGTTAGGATTACCCTGAAATAGTTTCAGTTCTCTCTTGCATAACATTTGTTACGTAAGGGACCTGGAATAATTAAAGGGAGACCTCTCACAGCCACCCGTACTTCAGAAGAACAGGTATCTGGTTTCCCAGACACCCAGTGACTACTCAAACGATGTGCTTCTTTTAAATAAGCAACCGTTCAAGAGTCACCAGAGTTCTTACGAAGGCTCTGGATACGCTCTAAAAGTTTTATAACATGAGTGTGTTCAGACGAAGGTATATCATATAATCAGACTAGCACCTTGACAAAGGTTAATCATAAATGATTAGCCAATATCGTAGTGCTATTTCTCAAATAGGCCTTTTTAATTTTATTTAAAAAGTTTATATTTTTCATGGGTTGTTATAATTTTAATTATGCAATCTATGAGAAACTCTATTTGAGATACCTAATTATATGGTAGAGACAATTCTCAGTCTCTTAGGTATCTCCTCTAGATGCATCGTCTGAAATTCAACAATTTCATGACCGGTGTATTCCGGCGTTTAACGCCAGAGGATATATATATGTGGATCGCTAAGCGTTTAATCCTTCCAATTGCTTGGAAGGACAATGCTTCGGTCACCTATATACCCTAAGACCGGCTACTGCCGGATTGATATAGTTGTTGAAAACATAAGTACATCTACTATGTTTTCACATAGCATCCTATGTATATTACTATACATAGACTAGATTATCACTAACTAGTGTCAAA